ACCAACAGCACCACCAATAACTTGTAATTGTGCAGCTAAATCAATTGCTCCTTCAGGGTCCATAACCTTATCAGCTAAAGAAACAGTGTTTTGCATACTAATACCAAGTTTTTGAGCTTGAGCAACCATCTTAGCAAATCCTTTAACTCCCCCTTGGAAATTGTAGGAGTTAATCACACTCATGTTCGAGGAAACGGTCTCCATAAACTTACCAACATTAACACCCATACCAACTGCAACAGTCCTCATCTCTAGACCTTTATCTATAGCGTCATCAATACCAAGACCCATAGTATCCCATCCTTCCATCATTCTAGCGGTTGAGTGTGCTCCTAACTCCGTGACATCAGCAAATACAGCTAAACGAGACATAGTTTCGTCAGATATTAATAAATTACGACCTACTGTTTCACTTAGTGCTGCCAATGTCCGTATCATATCCTCAGAACTAATACCAAATCTAGCAGCTTCGATATTAGCTTCCATCATATTATCTTGAACTACCTTCTGAATTTCACCTTGCATCCCAAGGTCTTTAATAATCGACTTACGTATGTCACCCTCGTATACTGAAGCGTCTGCTAATCTTTGTGCTAATGGAAGTAATTTATTCGTTGAGGTGAAAATATCAGTAATGTAGTTAAGATTTTGCCCAAATAATTTGTTGTGGACCGCCATTGACGTACTAATGGCTTGGTTAGCTGTATTAGTACCCTCGGTGTTGGATTGGATACTTGCACCTACTTTGTCAATTTCTTTTAATTGGGCTCGCTGGTTTATAAGTAACCTATTCTGTTTATCAGTTAATTCGTTTTCTTTTTGCTTTAATTCTAAGACTTCTATGCTTGTTCTTAAGTCGTCCTCTCTATTATATGAAGGTAATATGTTGTTAACCCCAAATAACTTGGCAATCTCTCTAGAGAATGGGTTACCTTTACTTCCGTATTTTTTAATGGATTTTACTCGAGATTCATAGTCTGGTTCATCTTTATAATTAAAGATACCTACAGGCACTCCCAATTCTGGGTGTGAAGCCAAATATGGCTTAGACCCAGATAATATCTGTTCAATGTAAAGTTGGATTATTAATTTAAACATATCTATCGTTTAAATATAAATATCTACCTACTGGTTTCTCTTGTTCCTCATCTCCTCTATTTTTTCATTTCGTTTCCTGAATTCCTCAGTAATCTTGTCAATGAAAAATCTTCTTTCAAAAATAGGCATGTGTACCACATCGTGGTAGGTGAAGTTAGCGTGCTTAACTAGGTAATAAATTTCTTCGAGTAGTGCTCGCCTATACTCCGAAGAAAGGACGAAAAAAGGCGGAACCAAATGAAAGTCTTGTGCTCACTTGGTTGCCTGACGGCGCGGTAATAGAATAATCTAAGTCCAGACCTGGCTGATTATCATTTATGTATTTTTTTAGTTCTTGTGAATCCTTAATAGGCATCGTTTGGATTCTCTGAGCTATTATAGTTGGGTCTTTTTCACCCGATATTTCCACAATCTGTTTTTCTAATCTTTTAGTAGCTAGTGGAGCGACTTGTTTACCACTATATTGTTTAGGTAATGCTGTCAACTCAGCTTCCTCTAACCCATTTAAAAATTTAAATTTAATTCCAACCTGTGATACTGGTAAATCAAACGAGAAATTACCATCAGAATCCGCTTTCAAATTAAACTCTTTAGTCTTCATTTGGGAAATGTCTACCTCGGCTTCGAATGTTTTCTGAGTTCCTGGGTCAATTAAATTGATTTTATAACTAGCACCATAAGCTGTATTTCTTAAGAATATTAATATAGCTTCTTTGTCACATTCTAATAATTCCTGAACAACAACATCCGGTTCCATTATCTTAGCTCTTAAAAGAACGTCAATCATCTCTCCAGACTGAACTAAATTCTGTGACATAATAATATTTTCATCAGCAGCTGTAAGGTACCCAACCTTAACGGAAGCTTTTTTATTCCTATAGAACAACCCTTTAGAGGGTAATTCGATAACGTCATAAGGTATGTTGTCCCTTAGACCTTCTTGTAATTGTGCATTTGTTGGTTCCATAATTTTAGTATTTACCTTAAATGTCGTTTATTATGTATATTTGTAAATACATGTAAAGAAAAAATCCATATACTTTCGTATACGGATTTATATTTTAATTGTATGTGTTTTATGTAATTAGTAAACTAAAATACATCTGTCTGGACGTAATGTAGCTGAAATCGTAGCGATTCCTTCGTCACTATACCCTAAGCTATCAAAGTTAACGTCGGTTAAGAAACAACCTTGTAATATCCATTTTTCAACAACTACACCTGTAGGGTCCAACATCTCTAAATCAATATCCTTCTTATAACCAGCAGCGTAACCCATTCTACCAGTCACAGATTCAGCATGTAACCTTGTCCACTCCATAAGTGCTTGTGCAGCTGATGGACCGATTGGGTCTCTGAATGTTACAGCAATTGTATTCCACGTAAATCTACCAGCAACATAAGTTGATGTGTTTAAGAAAGGTATTTCTACGGCCCCAATATTAATTGTTGGTCTAGAAGTACTTTCTACGTACCATTCGTTAATTCCAAGTGAAGATGGAAATCTTAATATAAATCGATTCTTTTTCTTTGGCTCGTAAGGAATCGGCATTTTCATTAATAAATCAGCCATTATTTTTGTTCTTTTTTTGTTGAGTCTCTAACAACCCTTATTGTTTCTTAATTATAAATATCATTAAACTAGAAAAACAGACGAAGACTATTTATAATCTTTTAAAATTTACTCTTTACTTGATAAAGATATTTTTCTTATACTATAATATAGCCCTTTAATACTTAAATTATTATATAAATAATAACTATATAAAACATACAAAAGCAATTAATAGCATTAAGCTTTTTTAATGACTATTTTCCTTTTACCTCCTTCAGAAGTATCGTATATAGTAAAACTAACCTCTGGGAACTCATACTTTAACTCCTCTTCAATAAAACTTTCCATAGCTTCTATATTGCCTAAATCATCATCACTAAATCCTACTGATAGTCCGGCATAATCTCCTTCTATCATTTTTCTTGTACTTAACATAACCCTACTAACATAGTCTCTAAAAGCTATCTTTTTATTTTCTTCTGGATTTGACACTGAGCCGTGTTCCGTCCCAAACCTATCAGCGAACTCTTTGGATGTTACTGGGTGGTATTCATGACTGTCTAAATAGAAGTCTAACACATCTATAGGTGACCCTCCTGATACTTCTGGGTTGCGTTCAATGATATTGTTAACCATTGACATAATCTCATCCTCTGTGAAAGTATTTGCAATAACAAAGTTCATTCCTTCTCTTAAAGCTTTTGGCGTATGTCCTCGAGCTGTAATAATTGAAATTGGATTGGCGTACAATAACGCTTCTTTAAATTTTTCAAACGATGGGGCAAACTCTTCATTTTCTATAGCTATCTTTAAATCATTAAGAAAGGCCTCATCTTCTCTAAAATTAATAAAAGCGTTATCATCTAATTTATAATTCTCATCGTTTCTAACCTGAACAAATTCATTGGTCGACACGTCAACAGGTACCCACTCCCCATTAATATTTTGTAACAATTTAATTGTAGTAGGCATATTCATAATATTATCATCCCAATCAAATGAATAAGCTCTAACAACATTACTATCTATTTTATGTTCACTAAGATAATCCTGTAACCTTTTGGATTGTTTTTCGTTAATTATAATAGTTCCTTCCATATATTATAAATATATTTATCTGATAAAAAGGGTCTAATTATTTGGCCATTAAAAATATATTAATTATCTTTGTATTAGAACCAAAAACAAAAATACTAACCAATAAAAATTAAAACTATGTTAACCTTTCTACTTACTTACTTAATAATTTCACAAATCCTAATGGTAATCTTCTTACAAGTAAATAAAGAAGAAATTACACAACAGTATTTAGACTCTGAAAAAAAGAGAAACACTGAACCAACACAGTGGTGGTTAAACATATATATCTTTGTTCACTTGCTCAAAGCCCCAGTATTAGCTCCAATGATATTCCTATTAATCTTAGGTAACGGTGGTAAACTAATCAAATAAAAGCAATTAATCTATACAGTGAAACCCTATCAAAGGATTGTTGTATAAAATAAAAAAGGTCCGAAAGGACCTTTTTTTAATATAATATTGTTTTATAACTCGTCATCAATATCCTCTAACTCTTCCGGCACTTCTATTTCAGGATAAGGTAATGGTTTTGTTATTGTTGACGTTGCTCTTGGGGCTCTTTGTGAGGCACCAGAACCAATTAGTTCAGCTGTCACAGTCATAAAATTATTTAACTTAGTTAATGTATTCCATATTTTTTTCTTAGTTGTTGGGTCTTTAACATAATCATATGCTTTTCGTATGCCATTAATAACATTCTCAATTCCTTCAGCAGCTGCAATTCCAGGATTCCTATCGTATTGACCTTGTTCCATTAACATATAATCATGTCTCTTAAGTCCAGAAATTCTTTCAGTTACTATAGCCTCTCTAATTATAGAATGTACGTCATCTATAATCATTTCCAACTCTTGTAAACGAGTTTTATGAATTAAACCCTTAATCTCCCCTTCTAATGTGATGTCAGAATCCTCAACATTACCCATATCAGCATAATCATCAAAGACACCATCTTCACCTTCAGGTAAATCAAGAGACTCACCAACAGAAGCGTTAGGTACAATTTGTTCGAACGTTTCCTCTTCCGTAGTTCTAGTCATTTCTAGTAGTCTTGATAATTGAGCTTCTGAAACAACAATTTGTTGGGGTTGTGAGGCGTATGTCTTAATCCCACTAGAACCAAGACCAAGTCCCTCTAACATTACTTTTTTATTAACTTTAAATTTTGTCATAATATTGTTTATATATTTTCAAATGATGCTCCTGTCGGAGTAATTAGGAACTCAACACTAATGAATTCTAATGACCTAGTAGGTTTAACGTAAATTTTACCTTCTAGAGTGTTTTGGTCAATCAGTTGTGGGTCGTCAGATAATACAACTCTAAAGTCTGTTAAACCTCTTTCTCTTCTAATAGAGTCTAAAATTGGGTTAACTAAATCTAAGAATTCGTTTCTAACTTGTTCGTCATTTTGTTCAAATAACAATCTAACCGCAACAGCCGAGATAAGTTTTCTAGCTTGTAATAGTAATCTTCTTACGTTAATTCTATCTAGAGCTGAAGATTTAACCTGTAAAGTTTTATTACCCCAAATGATAGTTCCTGAATCAGAATATGTAGCAATTGGATTAATTCTACCTTGATATAGTGTGTCTCTTTCATCCAAGGTAAGTTTCTTTCTAGCTTTTACTGCGTTTACAATACCACGAGTATAACCAGCCGAAGCGAACCAAGGGAACGAGATGTTGTCTGTTAATGCAATATTTCTCAT